CAGAAAATCCTGATTGGCAGTAAAGGCCCGATTGCCAGCACAAACAACAGCAGCGACGGCACCTCACGCCGCAATCCGGTAGACAACCATTCTAAGGAGCCGAGCAGCTACCGTTGCCGTAAGACGAACTACGATTCCAGCGTGAGCTATTCACAGTTGGATGCCTGGTCTATGCAGCCTAATTTCCAGTCTCTGATCAGTGCTGCACACGCACAGCAGGTTGCGCTGGATCGCATCATGATTGGCTTTAACGGTACGTCATACGCTGAAGTGTCTGATCGTGCTGCAAATCCGCTGTTGCAGGATTGCGGCGTGAGGTGCCGTCGCTGCTGTTGTTTGTGCTGGCAATCGGGCCTTTACTGCCAATCAGGATTTTCTGGCCTTCCTGGGCCTTTACCGGGAATACGTTAATTTTCTTAAGAAAATCATCGCTTTCCATCGAAGCCTTTTCCATGCGCTGCTGCACTGACGGCTCAACGCTGAAGGATTTGGCGACATCATCTGATCGCACGCCATTCAGATTGGCCTGGCGATCGATATAGCCGTTAAAGAGTACGCGGGTACTGTTTTCCATGTGTTTAAGTCTCGTTTGCGTGGTTAGTAGTCGGCCTGTTCGACGCCGGAGTTGCCGCCCTGGGCTGGCTGGCGGCTGAAGGTGCTGGCGTCCTGTTGCGCCAGGGTGTTTTTCAGGCCAGACAGTTCAGCGGTTAGCTTCTGAATCTCCCGCGCATCACTTACGCGCTGGGCCTTCAGTTCTTCAACCTGATCAATAAGACCGGCCTGAGACGTGGCGACACCTTCAACCACTTCGCGCACCTGGCTGAATTGCTCACTGTCGGTTTTATGGGTTTTGGTCAGAAGTTCTTTCATGCGGTTAAACCATTTGCCGCCTTCATCGCTGCGCTGTTCTGCCAGTTCAATCACTTCCGCCTCGATAGCATCAGAGAACATCGTGCTTTCGCCCTGTTGCTTATTGAAGGCTTGCACCTGCTGACGTTGCTGGGCCGCGAATTTAAGCCGCTCTGTTCCCAGGCTTGCCGGGGTATCGGTCATCGCCAGCCCAACCACATATGCCTCACCATTCAATGCAAATTGAGGGGCAAGCTCGATGCTGGAATAAACTTTTTTCCCTTCATCGGTAATGGCCTTCATTTTCTGAGAGGCATCAATTTCCGCATAAAGAGCAGTGCGCCCGGCAAGCGCCCCGTCTGTGATTTCTTCAGCACTCAGTGCGGCAACGTCCCCCATAGCGCCAAATTCACTGGTCACAAGAGGTGATAAGTAATGCTCAACGTTCACGCGGGCTGCATAGACGCTTGGATCGTAATTTGCTGCGGCCTGACGCAAGTGCTCAGGTTTAATTTCACGCCCGTCTACGGTTGCACCGGAGACGGCAACACGGAATTTCTTCCGGGTAGGCTTGGTTGTTGCACTCATGTTTTTTCCTGCCGTTTGGTTTCTGTCCTTACATGATGTCAGTTGCTAAGTCCTTGTCTCAACGCGTTTTAGTTGTCAGAGGAAGCCCACAACCCAAAGGACGGGAACAGCCTTCGCGCGCGGGTTAATCTCTCCATCGAAACGAGAGGACACCGCATGATTCAGGACGCATTTGTAAGGCAGAGAGCGAAACAGCTTTACTGGCAGGGATACCCGCCAGCGGAGATCGCACGCCTGATGGGTATCAGCCAAAACACGATCTATTCATGGAAAAAACGTGATGAATGGGATGAAACGCCCGCTATTCAGCGCGTCACACAGTCTATTGATGCCCGGTTATGCCAACTTACGGCAAAGCCCACAAAAAGCGGCGGCGACCTGAAAGAAATGGATGCGCTTACCCGGCAGATGAAGAAACTCTCTGAAGGGCAACAGGCGGAGCCATTCAAAAAAACACGCACCGGCAAGAAAAAAAATCACTTCACCGAAGCACAGATCGCCGCGCTGCGGGAAAAAATTCAGGATTCGCTGGCCTGGCATCAGCAGGGATGGTTTGCACAGCGTGGGCAGCGTAACCGGATGATCCTGAAAAGCCGCCAGATAGGGGCAACCTGGTACTTTGCCCGCGAAGCGCTTTTGCAGGCGCTGCGGGATGATGTGAAGCACGGTTATCAACGCAACCAGATTTTTTTATCCGCATCACGTCGCCAGGCGCACCAGTTCCGGGGGTTCATTCAGAAAGTAGCGGAGGAAGTCGACGTTGAATTGAAAGGCGGCGATAAAATTCTGTTATCCAATGGCGCTGAACTGCATTTTCTTGGCACGTCAGCCGCAACCGCACAGAGCTACACCGGCAATTTGTTTTTTGATGAGTTTTTTTGGGTGGCTAACTTCGCCAACCTTCGCAAGGTTGCCGGTGCAATGGCAACTCTGAAGGGGCTAACGCGCACCTACTTTTCTACTCCATCCAGTGAGAGCCATGAAGCCTATCCGTTCTGGACGGGCAAGCGCTGGAATGAGAAGCGTAAAAAGACAAGTCGCATTGAATTCGACACAAGCTGGAAAGCGCTTAACAGTGGCGTACTTTGCCCGGACAAAACCTGGCGGCAAATTGTCACCCTTCAGGACGTTATCGATCACGGCTGGGAGTTCACCGATCTGGAAGAGATCCAGGATGAAAACACGCCGGATGAGTACACCAATCTGTATATGTGCGAATTCGTCAAAGAAGGGGAAGCCGTTTTCACCCTCAACCAGCTATTAGCGTGCAGCGCGGATGGATATGACGAGTGGCAGGACTGGAAACCATACGCGGCCCGCCCGCTTGGTGATCGTGAGGTGTGGATAGGCTATGACGCTAACGGCGGCACCGGCAACGGTGACAGCGGGGCAATTTCGGTTATCGCACCACCGCTGATCACCGGGGGCAAATTCCGCACTATCGAAACGCGCCAGCTTCGCGGCATGGAGTTCGAAGAACAGGCCAAAGCGATTGAAGACTTAACCTTTAAATACAACGTCCGGCACATCGCCATTGACGGCACAGGGATTGGCGAAGCGGTCTGGCAACTGGTTAAAAAATTCTTCCCGGCAGCAGTCTGTTTCATCATGTCGCTATCTTCAAAGCGAACGCTGGTACTCAAAATGCAGCAAGTGATCCGCGCTGGTCGTTGGGAGTATGACCGAAGCGAACAGGCGTTAGTGTCTGCCTTCAACGCTGTAAGAAAGATAACCACCCCCGGCGGTCAAATCACCTATGACACTGATCGCGCACGCGGCGTTAGTCACGGCGACCTTGCCTGGTCAACCATGCTTGCCGTTATCAACGAACCTATCGGACGTGAGAACGGCGGCGGCGGCGGTTCCGTAATGGAGTTTTAATGAACACAACCACAGACGAAAACGGCTTAACAATGCTTACTGAAAACACGGCTGATATTGGCGAAGCGATAAAACGTGATCCCTCACTCAGCGCCTTCACGTTTGACGGGCCGTACCAGGTCACCGGCGCGCACGATCTGTTAGATAACATGTATTGTGCGGATAACGGCAGGTACTACGAAACCCCCGTTGACTGGTATGGGCTGGCGCGCTCATTTGGTCAGGCGTCGTGGCATCAGTCGGCACTGTATTTTAAACGCAATGCCCTGGCGGGCTGTTTCATTCCGCACCCGCTTTTATCCCGGCAGACGTTTTCCGCGCTGGCGCTTGACTGGTTTGTATTCGGTAACTTCTATCTGGAAGAGCGAAAAAACCGCCTAGGCGGGCGGCTACCCCTGCGTAACTCACCGGCGAAATATACCCGCCGGGGAAGTGATCTGGATACCTACTGGTTTATACGTCAGTGGAAAGATGAGTTTGCCTTTAAGACCGGCTCGGTCTGCCACGTCATGAACCCCGATATTCATCAGGAGATTTACGGAATGCCGGAATACATGGGCGCGCTGCTGTCTGCCAGCCTGTCACACTCCGCTGATATGTTCCGCAAAATGTATTACGAAAACGGCTCTCACGCTGGATGCATTCTCTACATCGGCGCCTCAACCGTGGATGATGAAAGCATGAAAAGTATTAAAAAGACGCTTACTGACGCACGTGGGAAAGGGGCCTTTAAAAACTTACTCCTGCACGCGCCAGGGGGAGGCAAAGATGGTGTGCAGCTTATGCCCTTCAGCCAGATATCGGCAAAAGATGAGTTTCTAAATATCAAATCAGTAACCCGCGATGACATACTGGCAGCGCACCGCGTACCACCTCAACTGATGGGAGCCATGCCTGATGGAAATGGTTCATTTGGTGACGTAGAGAAGGCCGCGCGCGTGTTTGCCATCAATGAACTGATGCCCGCAATGGAAGCGCTGAAGCATGTAAACGACTGGCTGGGTGAGGAGGTGATCCGCTTTAAACCTTATGCCCTGCTTGAAACCAGTAAGTAACCCGGAAGCCGCCACCCGGCGGCGTCCATGCTTAATATAATCATAAAGCTCACCAGCGCCATTCTAAGCGCCTCACCCTGTATTAATACCTGAATCAGCACACCGCAATCAAAACGCGTCAGCGGGCCAAAATGCCGCTGATTTCGCGTTATTTGAGGCTACCCCCTACCTACCCCGTCGCGCGGGCTTTCCCCCCGTCACCTGCGCGCAACAAACACGCGTCTTTTCGTGCACTTGCAGATCCACTGCCAGGCGGCGCAGATCCTGCGGAGATCCATTAAAAAAAGGGCGATTTTTTTTGTGCAATTTTGCGCACTGTCGTGCAGCAACCTTACTGGCAAAAGGATAAAACAAATATAGGGTTTAATATAGGGATTCATTGACAATATAGGGATTAAGACCTATATTGTAGTTATTCCGAATTTCGGGATGCGCTCTTTAACAATTTACCTTTGAGGTTCGTCATGACGACAAACATTCAATGGACTGGTAAGGCCGTTAAGGACTTACGCTCACTACCGTCAAAAGATCAAAAAGCTGTTCGCGATAAGGTTAACGCGATGCAGTCTTATCCAGACCTGAAGGGGCTTGATGTTAAAAAGCTCACTGATAGCGATGGTCAGTATCGACTGAGGGTTGGGAACTACAGAGTATTGTATGCCTTAAGCAACAATGCCCCTGTAGTGATCGAGATTCAGCGCATTTTGCGCCGAACGTCCACGACATATTGATGTGTGGCGGGGGAAACCCCGCCCCGTCAACTCAAATGGTAGATGTTAGAGAGAAAAAAACTTTTAATTTCAATCAACTAAGGAATATTTAATGTCAAAAACCGTATCAAGCAGATCCCTTAATCGCAGACGAATACGTTAAAAATCATTATTTTTTAACAACCTACATTAGGACTAAATAGTGATGGCTAACATTCAATTCATCACAGACAGTAGAGGCCAAAGAATTTCTGCTGTCGTGCCGATTGAACTGTTCGAAAAATTGACCCGTGATAGTGATATCGCAGAGTTATACGAGCCTGTTCAAAACGAAACCGGCACATCTGATAACGTTCGATACCCAAACGAAGTTATCAACATTCTTTCTGAGAAGGGTTGCACCATGCAGGCTGCATGGCGTGTTTACAGAGGCTTGACGCAAAAACAAGTCGCTGAAGCATTGGGAATTAAGCAATCTACAGTGTCCGAGTTCGAAAAGTCTGAGCGTCCTCGCAAAGACAACCTTGAACGGCTAGCTACACTGTACAAATGCAGTCCCGAGCAACTAACGCTCGAGTAGTAAGTAAAAATGCCCCGGAAACGGGGCATTTCTATTTATCCTTTCTAACTCGCTTCAACAGGCGAATCGCACATACCATCATCAACCTCGCTTAGTGCCACCATGATTGCCAGCCTTTCTGCCGGTGGAAGCGCAGAATACTTTGCGCGCCAGCGCGCGGCCTTACGCTTTATGCGCTGACGATCGTTGTAATCTTTTCCGGCAAACGTGCTGGAATAGGCGCGCCCCTCTGGATAGTTCATCCAGATTTTTTCTGTACGCACACCGCCCCGTGTCATTACCTGGAATTCTTTACTACGCCATTCGGTTAACCGCTCGTCATAGAACTTAGAGGGATAGCCGGACAAAATGACAGAAACGTTTCCCGGCAAATGAAGCAGGCATGACAAAAGGCGCTCATGATCTGCTTTTGAGTATTCATAGCGATAGCGCGCGTTACTGGTGCGGGTTTCATGCAGGTACGGTGGATCAACGTAAAGTAATACGCGCTCCCACGATGCAAGCTCCGACCTTTCGAGATAATCAACAGCGTCACCATGTACCAAAGAACAGAGAGAAGGTGCCACCCGTTCGAAGTCCTTCAACGTCTGCGGATCTATATCAATGCCGATATTGTTCATTGCTGGCGGCTTACGCAGCATCACCGCCCCGCCCCCTAAATGGGTTTCAATGTAGGTATCGTGAGGGGGCATCTCTGCGATAATTTTCTGATAAGCACCGCTCGCCGCTTTACTTCCCAAATAGCTCACCTGTTTTTACTCCTATTACCAACCTGAAGTTTTCAACCTGCAGGACAGTCAAAAATGACAGTCCTCGATGAATGGCCAGAACAGTCAGAAACGTCTATGCATTGATTTTCGGTACCGCACAGACAGCACTGACATGATCCAAATCTCACCCAGCCGCCTGACGCCAGCGGCTAATTAATGTCTCTGCCTTGTGTCGTGCCAGCGTCTTGCGCCAGTGCATATCTGCACCGGTTACAATCAATTCACCCGTCAAAGGGTTGGCCCGATATGTCGTATCAAGTGCCGTTACCTCTCCCCCTTGAGCCAGCTTCAGCGCCTGAACCGGGTTGATTGAAATTTTTCTCAACTTCGCCCAGCCCATAATTTCCTGGGCCAGGGATTCAACTTCCTCGCTCACCGCGCTTTCTTCCTGGCGAATAGCATGTGCTGCCTTCATATAGCTTTCGGCCCTGGCCCGGTCATAGTCGGTGCAATCACCGGCAGTAATGCTTAAAGCGAGCGCCTCAAACTGATCAGCAGGTGAAACACGCTGATGCGATTTGTGGTTTCTGATGTCTTCCGCAATCTGTTTTCTCTGATCTCGGCTCAATTGACCGATTTCAAATTGCTCTGGCTGCACTTCGCCAGCTGGCACAGTCAGATCTGGCGGATTTAAAGGGGGTGAATCTGTATGTTTTTTGTACTCGGTACAGTTATTGACACGAGTCCAAGAGGGCGCAGACGCGCCCTTAAGGTCAAAACCCGGATCGGCGCGGTCTGAAGATTTAGGCTTCATTTTCACAATGCGATAAGAATGGAGGCGCGTTTCTACTGGCGGAATGCTGGATGCTGGCATAACCAGACCCTTGATAGCTTTCTGATACTCGCCGTAACTGCTTGGCTCGTTTTTGTATTGATACCAGGCGCGCAGCACCAACCTGGAACGGGAAACAAAAGGGCCACCCTGCAAAGTGATGTAACCCTGCCAATCTCCCGCGTGAGCCGCGCGGTGCAGCTCACCAAAAACAGGACTAACCCTGTCGGCTAAATCCTGATTTTTCAGGCGGCGCAGTTCACGCCAGACTGACACCGGCGCGCCCCCTAAAAACTGGAATTGACGTATACCCCAGCATGACGCCCAGGCCGTTGCGTGCTTCGCGGTTTCCTTCAGCGGGCGTCCACTTTCGTGATCGCTCTCGCCGTCCAGGGCGTAACCATCAATATTTTTTGAGATGTATTTGACGACATAACCAGTAGCGCTGCCCAGGGCCGGATCTATCGGCTTCAATTCAAAGCGAGGCTGCTTACCAGCCTTACCTTTCAACTCATCCTCGTCTTCACGCGTTGCGTAGTCTTCCATCACCTCTTGCAACTCTGCTGTATGCTCTGGCGCCGTAAACAGCAGGCCGTGCCAGTGCGGAGTGCCGTCATGATGGGATTCAGCAACGCGAAGACCAAAGACAGGAATTTCACGGCGTGCGAGTTCAGCGCGAATCTGTTGCCATATTTGATTTAAATAACGCTGTGTCCGTCGCGGGCTTGCCCCGTTCCATTTGTGATTGCGGTGTCCGAACGCTGTGTAAGCATGGTATTTAGACGGCGCAGTAAGCGTGAAGAAACTCCCGGCATATCCGCTTTCCGTTGCCACCTTCTCGAAGCCACCGATACGCGTCATCAATTCAACACGGCGTTTTTCTGGGTTTGAGACGCTTTTATCAATCTGCTCTATCAGCGACATGCGCTCACCCGTAACCTGATCTTCAAGCTCCAGGCGGCTCATGATTGCCCTGCTACGTTTGCGGCGCGCATCCCACTGTGTAACGTGGTTTTTACTGCAATATGGGGAAACGTCGCGGCGCACATCACCAAACGCAATATGCAGATGTTCACGCCAGCGGCGCGCGTACTTTCGCAGCAGACGTGACCAAAAACGATCATCAAGGATTTTTCGTACTGTCGCCGCCATTTGATCAAGCGACATTCGGCGTTTTGATGCCCAAGGCGGGATAAGCTTGAAGTATCCGATCAGCCTCGACCCTTCTCGCACCATGCGCTGTGCGTACTTAACATCACTCAACGCACTGGCGTTATCACTAACTTCAGCCAAAACAGAATTGGCATAAATAGCGATATCCTGAGCGAGTAAATCAATATCTTCGTCCGTGCTGTCAGCCAACTGATTGAACCGGCGCATTAACTCACGAAGGTTTTCAAACGTATGAAACAGCGGGTTTAATTCGGAAGAAATGATCCAGTCGCTGCCAACAGGCACGGCGTATTGCTCTGTAACTGCTCGCACGTGGGGAAGGTCACGCGCCACGATATTGCGAAGGGTTAACTTTGCGATGTGACGCCCTTTGTCAGCGTGTACGGCATTTATGCGGGAGGAAACGCGGCGGCGGATAAATGTATGTAGTGGCTTGAGGGTATCTTCAACCCACGCGAAAAACTCCTGCTCTTGACCCAATTCATATAGATCAACAGCGGGAGTCTTATCAACGGTAATGGCCTGTTTTGGTTCATTCCACGGATAAGCGTAGCTGGTCGGCTCATTTGAACCGACCATACCATCACAATTTAAATCGTGGATACGGCGCGCCTTACTCACCGCGCCAGCCCCATGTATGACTTAATAAAAGCTATTGCAGCTTCTACGTTTATTGCGTTTCCGTAGGCGCGCAAGCGTCCCACTCTGGAGGCAACCCCATTAACCAGCGGCTTAAGTTCGGGTTCAACTGGCCTCCACTTTCCATCCCTGCACAACAACCAGTCAGCATTTTTCCAGAAGCCGTTAACCGGGCCGGGCCAGCTATCTGCGCTACCACATCCAGCGTATCGGTCGAAAGTTTCCCATTGCGAATCCTTCCTCCTTGATAACCCCCCTTGTGATCCCTCGCTGCCGGAGTGGGCCAGCCCGCCAGACATGCAAAGTCCTGCAAGTTCGATTGGCGACCAGCCAGTTTCCGCGCAATGACTTTGTCTGCATCCTGATACGCATTCTTGATATTGCTCGCGGTTGGTGTCGGCCAGCCAGTACGCTCGATCTCTGATGTGCGGCGCGCCGACGCTCGCAGACGGAAACGCACACGCCCCGAAGGCATAACCCATTGCTTCCAAGTCAGCTTGTACAAGGTCGATCCAGTCGTTTGCGTCAGCACTCGCAGATTGCTCGCCAAACACCACGACAGGGCGGCACTGCCCAACCAACCAATGCAGGGCGGGCCATAAGTGCCGCTCGTCAGCAAACCCTTTTCCTTTGCCTGACGCGCTGAAAGGTTGACATGGACAAGAGGCCGTCCAGACCGGTTGATCATCTGCCCAACCGGAGCGACGGAGGGCGAGTGACCAGGTTCCAAACCCTGCAAAGAAGTGGCACTGTTTAAATCCAATAAGGTCATTTGGGGTTACATCCTCGATAGAACGCGTATCAACAACGCCTGGGGCAATTAGATTGGCGTCAATGAGATTTCGCAGCCATTGGGCCGCATAAGGATCAATTTCGTTGTAATAGGCAGTCATGGTTGCTGCCTCAAATAAAAACGGTGTCGCCGGGCTTAACTTCCCGCGCGTCACGTTCGGAATAACTGATTATCTCGGTGTTGCTGTAACCACCCTCGCTGAGAACCTCAACGCGCGTGATCCAGAAATTACGGTAAGGGCGAACATCCAGAACCTTTGTTACTACCGCCTCAACTGTATTCATCAGAACACCTCCTGATCGTCAAAAGCACCAGAAGCAACCATTTCTGAATAACTCGCATCGCCCATCACCGCCCCACAATCAGGACAGCCACCGCCCACGCTCCCACAGCAATCACAGACACGCAGAGTGCCTATTACCTCGCCTGCAAGGTTGCGAGTTTTGGCCCCCACTGAGCGCCGAACGTCGAAAGCTTTTAGGGTGAACGGGTAATAAATTTGGTGCGTCTCTGATGTGTCACTGCCAGAAATGACAGAGGGTATTTTTGCGTTGTTGTAGAGGCGTGAAAGCATCGCAACCAGGGCGCGATGATCTTCATCGGTAAATGGCTTGCCGTAAGCCGTAAAATTCGCAGTTTCGCTGGCTGGCAGGTATGGCGGATCGCAATAAACCACGCAGCCCGAATGACCAATCGCCAGCGGGATTGTTTCTCTGAAATCACCATGCAGGAACATAGCGCCCTTTTCCCACGCTCGTTTAGCAAAATGCTGAATCTCAGCCACAGGGAAAATTGGTTTCTTACGAAAACCAAAAGGAACGTTAAATTCATTTTTCAAATTAACGCGATATACACCATTATAGCAATGGCGGTTTAAATAAAGGAAAAGCGCCGCGTATCTAACCAACGCTTCATCATTATATTTCCGGCGGTCATATTTAAACTCACGATTGATTAAATTAAATTCGTCGCGATATTCATAATATGCAATTTCATTATTACCCTTTTCGAACATCTTTGCGGAAGCAGTTAAAAGCGCCTCGGTATTACGCTTAACCATAGAAAAGAAATTAATCAGCGCTGCATTGCTATCGCAAAGAACATAGGTTTTGTAATCAGTATTAAGGAAGACGCTACCGCTTCCCACGAAAGGCTCAACCAGACATTCACCGTGTGGCAAAGCATCAAGTACATGCGACATAGCGCGAGACTTTCCGCCCGCCCAGACAAGAGGGGAGTTAACCATTTTTACGCTCCTTGTTTACTGCGACCTGTTCTCTGTTGGCGATCCAATCTTCCAGGCTGCGGTAAATTTCATTAGTGGAAAGCTTTTCTTTCTTCATCAGGCTTAATTTGATACGCAACAACCCAAGCAGGTGCGCGCGGTCATTTGTTTGAATTGTCATGTTCAATCCCCTGAAAAAAGATAAAGCGAAGCCCCGGCAAAAATGCCGTATATAAATCAGTTCATAGTGCCGTTATTAAATCAGCGCGCGCCGCTATTCCAGTACGCTTCTAATTCTGCGGAGAATAATTCGCAAATTGAGCCGCCTGGAAGAATTGAAAATTGAATGCCTGTTTCTTTACAACGCACCTCAAAACCATTTCGCGCAATATCGGAAAGAGCCATTCCCTGAACAACATTACGCGATCTGCTGTATTGATGATCGGGGCCGTAACCGCCACGCGATAAAGTGCGCGCGCCATCTTGCCTGTTAGCATTTAAACGGTTTCGCGCTTCCATAACTGCTGCTGTTGAAGTTGTCATTAATGCCCCCGATGTAGCTGATCGATAGTCTGTCGAGCCTGAGACAATCCGAAGTCCAGCCCCAGATAATTACCATCTTTGGTGATTTGGTAACGCTGGCGCGAATACGGCTTTTTGCGTGGCAGCTTCACGATGGTGAAGCCGCGATAGATTGCTGTTTTGCTGTTGATCTGGATAAGCATCATCAATCCCTTAACTTGGTTTATCAGAGGCCCATCCAGAGCAACCAGGCATCGCGCTGTTCAACCGGGCGGTTGTAAAACGCCTCACGCACGCCGCGATTGAACTCAGGCACATAGACCAGCTTGTCACCAGCACGGGCTTTTGGTTTTGTCGGATCACGGAACTCAACAACCGGAAGTTTGTTTTTTTCGATCATCGCAGCTACTGCGGTGCGTGGTTTGCCCAGCAGTTCAGCGAATTTATCAGGATGAACCGCATCCAGCGGATACTGGATAACGTAGTCGCTCGCTTCCATAACACTCTCCATTCTCATTTGGTTACATGCTAACCTTGTCAGATCCAGCGGCTTTAAAACGGTTCAGGATGCTTCCTGAAGCGCTGGACTCACGCCCCAAAAGGTTCTTACTTATAGACCTTTTGCGGTGAATATAGTCTTTAAGTAGGAACCTTGTCAAATGAACATAGCTCAAAAAATAAGAGCAATGAGAAAGGCAGAAGGGCTGACACAAGCAAAATTCTGTGAAATCAGCGGATTGGCTTTAAGCACTCTTAAAAACTACGAAGGAGGTCATGCCGAACCAGGCTTGCAGGTAGTTTTGAGGATCACCAATACCCCCCAATTAGAGAAGTACACTCTGTGGTTAATGACCGATAAGACTGCACCTGAAGCCGGGCAAGTTAGTCCGGTCGTCGCACACTCTGGGCCAGAAGAAACAACCTCGTTACCCTCAGGCCGCAAAACTGGTTAACGATTAACCAAGCTTATATTTATTTCAAATCTTGTTTACTTGTTGCGATTTATGACAAGTACAAAGATAAAAAAGCAGTCGATAGAACTAGGTTTGCACCTAAAACCAGATCTAAAAATCTGTCGATAAATCGGAGGGTCTTATGAGCATTAAGAGACTCGATGATGGTCGATATGAAGTGGACATTAGACCGCGCGGGCGTGAAGGACGTCGCATCCGCCGGAAATTTGAAAGGAAGAGTGAGGCAGTAGCATTTGAGCGATACACGCTTGCTAATGCCAATACGAAAGAATGGGCGGGCCAACGCACTGACCGGCGCACACTGAAAGAATTACTGGATGTTTGGTGGAAATATCACGGACAGAATCATGAGCATGGAAAAAAGGAATTTAATCACCTGGTAAAAACCATAAACGGTCTTGGTGATATACCCGTCAGCAGAATGAACAAGCGGCTGCTGATGGACTATCGTTCCGCGCGCCTGCGTGACGGGATCAGCCCTTCCACAATCAATCGTGATATGTATCGTTTTTCAGGCATGTTTACGAAGTTGATTCAGTTGGAAGAGTTTAGCGGCGTGCATCCTGTTCACGGATTGCCGCCATTGGCTGAAGCTAATCCCGAAATGACGTTTCTGGAAAAGGAAGAGATAGCGAAGCTTTTGGATAGCGTAGAAGGTGATGATCTACTGGTTGCGTTGCTTGGGATAAGCACAGGCGGAAGGTGGACAGAGATAGCAACTCTTAAACCCTCCCAGATCGTTAACTGTCGCGTCACGTTCCTGAAAACAAAAAACGGGAAAAAGAGAACCGTTCCAATCTCGGCAGAATTGGAAAAGCTGATCAAGGAGAAAGCCAGCGGGAAGCTGTTCAAAGTCGATTATGAGAAGTTTTGCAAGATACTGCGGATGGTAAAGCCAGACATCCCGCCGAACCAGGCAACGCACATCCTGCGTCACACCTTCGCGAGTCACTTCATGATGAACGGGGGAAACATAATCGCACTACAGCAAATCCTAGGACATGCAAGCATTCAGCAAACGATGGTCTACGCTCACTTATCGCCTGACTATTTGCAAAATGCTGTCGCTTTAAATCCGCTTGCCGGTGGCGTGTCTGTGTAG